TGCAGGGCTTTTGTAAAGCCAAGGTCGGGGGTTCAAATCCCTCTGATGGCATATAGCGTATAAATAATAAAATATTATATTTAGTAACATGGAAACTAATTCTGACCTTCTACAAGAGGTATATAACGACGACATGTTGAAAAAGACCAAGAAGTCAAAGGATTTGAATGAAATTATTGAACCAGAGTATGATGATATAGAATATGATGATGGTGCTGGTAAAATTGTTATTTAATACTACTAAATATATACGATATTAAGATTAATTTAATATAGTGGTACTTAAGAGATCTAAAACATTTAGAGATATTAATTTATCTTTTAAAATGCATCCTATAACTAATGACCTAATGGTTCTTAAAAATGAGGATGCTATTAAAAGGTCTGTATATAATATTGTTCAGACTATTATTGGTGAAAAACCATTTTTAAATGACTTTGGATCTCAAATTAATGCCAGTTTATTTGAATTAGATACATCTTTACACTATATCGCTATAGAAAATCAAATAATTTCCGCCCTCAACTCATATGAACCAAGAATTGAGATTGATGAGGTAAAAGTTAATATTGATGGTGAAAATAATGAAATGTCTGCTCTAATTTCATACAATATAATTGGTATGGAATATGATACGCAGGAAATAGACGTTCTCCTTCTCCCAGCTAGAATATAATGGCCTTTGGACAGTATACAAACCTAGATTTTGATCAAATAAAGACTTCAATCAAGGATTATTTGAAATCTAACGATAATTTCACAGATTATGACTTTGAAGGGTCTAATTTGTCTATTGTTTTAGATGCCCTTGCTTATAATACCTATATTACTGCATATAATACAAATATGGCAGTAAATGAGAATTTTTTAGACTCTGCCACGTTAAGAGAGAACGTTGTTGCATTAGCACGTAACATTGGATACGTTCCAAGGTCTAGAAAAGCGTCAAAAGCGAAGATATCATTCAATGTTCAAGGTTTAGATAGTGCTGTTACCTTAACACTCAAGGCTGGGTTGGTTGTTAATGGTGTTGCAGAGAATACAAGTTATATTTTTTCAATTCCTGAAGATATTACCGTTGCTGTTAAGAATAATATTGCATTTTTTAACGAAATTGAGGTTTTTGAAGGTCTTTTATTGACACAAAACTTTACAGTTGATGCATCTAAGTCAAATCAGCGCTTTATTTTACCAAATTCTTTCATTGACACTGATAGTATACGAGTAAATGTTAAATCTTCCGAAAATTCATCAACAAAAGTAGCTTATACACCAGTTGATAACATTATTGGTATCACATCAACCTCAAATACCTACTTATTGCAAGAAATTGAGGATGAAAGGTATGAAATTATGTTTGGAGACGGTATAATTGGTAGAAAATTGTCAAATAATAACTATGTTACAATTAGTTACTTACAAACACAAGGAAAATCAGCTAATGGAGCTGCAGAATTCAGTTTTATTGGTCGTTTAGTCAATCAAGATGGTGCTGTAGTCGGTGGAACTAATGTTTCTTTAGTTGATACTATTGAAAGATCTAGAGATGGTGATGATATTGAGTCAATTGCGTCAATTAAGTACTATTCTCCTCGAATTTACTCTTCACAATACCGTGCCGTCACCTCTTCTGACTATGAAGCGGTACTTTCTTACATATATCCTAATGTTGAATCTGTAACATCTTACGGTGGAGAGGAATTAACCCCTCCAAGGTACGGAAAAGTCTATCTTTCAGTAAAACCAAGGAATGGAGACTACCTTTCAGACTTTACAAAGAGAGATTTGATCTCAAAATTGAAAAATTACGCTGTTGCTGGTATAGTTCCTGAGTTTATTGACCTAAAATACCTATTTGTTGAGACAGAAAGTCAAGTTTATTACAATCCTAACCATAATCAACAACCAGCACTGTTAAAAAGCGCTATTTCTGGTGCTTTAACTGAATATTCTAAGTCAATTGACGTTAATAAGTTCGGTGGAAGGTTCAAATATAGTAGAACAGTCACTTTAATAGACCAAGTTGATAATTCAATTACTTCAAATATCACAAAAGTCACCATAAGAAGAAATTTAAGAGCGGAAATCGCTCAATGGGCACAATATGAACTCTGTTATGGTAATGAATTCCATGTTGGAGAGTCTTCTTACAATGTTACGTCAACTGGATTCACTTTAGATGGTGTTTCTGGTACAGTTTACCTTGCAGATGAGGTAATTGATGATAAAAAAGGAAGAATTTTCTTCTTTACATATACAGAAGGCGGAAAACCTAACATTATTAAGAAAAATGCAGGTACTGTCAAATATGACATCGGTGAAATCCTTATAGATACTGTAAATATAACCTCAACAGTGATAGAAAACGATGTTATAGAGATTCAAGCGGTGCCTCAGTCAAATGATGTCATAGGATTACGTGATTTGTACATAAAATATGATATGACTAACACTCAATTGACAGTTGTACAAGATATTATTGCTTCTGGAGAGAATACTTCTGGATCTAGGTTTGCTAGAGGATCAAGTTATAACATTCCAACTTATACAAGAGACTCTAAATCAGAAGTTTCTACTAAAACTGTTGCATCAACAGCTTCATCTACTAAGACAAGATCTAGTAGTTTCCCCACTACATCATCGACAACGACGTACTCGACATAAATGATTGATACTTCAATTCAAAGAGTTAAGATAAGTCAGGTAATTGAGAATCAGTTACCTGAATTTGTGCAGGCAGAAAATCCACTTTTTGTGGATTTTATGAAACAATATTACAAATCGCAAGAATATCAAGGCGGTCCTGTAGATATTGCAGAAAATATTGACAGATATACTAAATTACAGACTTTTGTTGGTGCTGCTTTAACAGAATATACAGGATTAAGCACAAATGCTACATATGATGATGAAAAAATCTATGTAGATACTACAGAAGGGTATCCATCTTCATATGGACTCTTAAAGATAGATGATGAGATCATAACTTATACTGGAATTGGTGCTACTTACTTTGATGGGTGTGTTAGAGGATTTAGTGGTGTAGATTCTTTAGATCAACCTACAAGAAGTGATCTTTTAACTTTTAAAACCTCCGTAGGAGTTGCTCATACTGGTGGAAGTAAGGTTCATAATCTTTCTAACCTATTTGTTCGTGAATTTTTCCAAAAATTAAAGACAACTTTCGCTTCTGGGTTTGAAAATAGGGAATTTGACTCTGATTTAGACGAAGTTAAGTTTATTAGACAAATAAAAGACTTTTATAAGACAAAAGGTACTGAGGAATCTTATAAAATCTTGTTTAGAGTCTTATATGGAGAAGAAGTTAATATTATAAAACCATCAGAGTTCTTAATTAGACCATCAGACGCTGATTATGGATTTACAGAAGATTTTGTAGTTAAAAAGATAGAAGGAGATACAAGAGCGTTAAAAGGTGCTACTTTGTTCCAAGATAAGGATGATGACGATGACAATATACTTGGTGCTAGTGGTGCTATTTCTGACGTAAAAGACTTTGTATATGGTGGAGAACACTATTATCAAGTAAGTGTTTCTAAAGAATCTTTAACAGGAAATTTTATTATTCCTGGCCGTACAAGACTAACTGATGCAGTTTCCGTAGGGGCCACAGTCCTTACAGTGGACACTACAGTGGGTTTCCCTACTAGCGGTTCACTTAGATTAACAAGTGGTGGAAATGTAGGTGTTGTTACTTATACTGGAAAAACCATAAATCAATTCGTTGGATTTCCCACATTTACAAGTGAATATAATGTTACTGATGATGTTGTCTATAATAATGTTGCTTATGGATATTCTTATGGTAATGCCACTAAGAAAATTGAAGTTCAAATAACTGGAGTTCTTGATGGGTTTGATATTCCAGATACTTGGTATATTAATAAGGGAGATAAGATAAGAGTTGGTACTTTAGGAGTAAATAAGGGTTCAGATCAACATTTTAATTCTTGGATTCATAATACTGCTGTAAGACATACTCCTAGAAATATTACAAAGATTGCTACCAATACTTTTAATGTAGAAACTACTTCAAGTCATGGTTTTATAGAAGAAGATTTTATTGAAGCCTTAAATAACGATTCTGATGTTGTTGGTACTGGTAGGGTCACTAGTGTAACTGGTGGTAATACTTTTATCTTAGAAATAGGTGGAATAGATGTAATTCAGATGAATTACTTGAGAAGAAGAATTAATAGAGGTAATAGTACAGTTCATGATAATATTACTAAGTATACAACTGATGTTCAAAATACATATGACCATGAAAGTGATAATCCCAATGCATTACCACCTCATCCACATGTTTATGTAGCATCTCCTTCTATTCCAAGTTTAGGACAAGAACCTATTGTTGCTTCAGATCGTTCTGTTCAATGGACTGGTACTACTATAGGAACTATTATTCAAGTTACTACTGGTGCTGATGATCATGGTTTTTATTCTGGAGAAATTGTAACTGTATCAATTCATGATGGACAACTTGGTTCAGTTATTAATAATAAGAATTATTATTTGAAGAGAGTAAGTTCTAATGAAATTCAACTTGCTAATTCATTACCAGATCTTTTACAAAGTACTTTTGTCGCTGCAGATGGTAGTGGAACATTTAAGATATCTGTTCCAGATCTTGCAAATAAAAAGGTTGAACATCAGAAATTATTAAAAAGGTTTTCTTTAACACCAGTTTTTGATGGAAAAGAACATGAAACTACTGCTGCTACTACAACTGGACAACTTATTAATGGAACCGAAATATACAATTATAAGTCTGGTGATGTTATTTTCTATGGTGGAGTAGAAACAATAGATGTTCTAGAGGGTGGAAGTGGATATAATGTTATTACTCCTCCTACAGTTACTGTTACTAGTACTACTGGTGCAGGTTGTAGTGCAAGTGTTAATGTAAAAGGAAAAGTTGAGAGAATTGATGTTATTGATTCTGGCTTTGATTATATTGATGAACCTGTTATAGAAATTACTGGTGGTAATGGTAAAGGTGCTTCTGCAAGAACTAGATTGAGACAGGTTGATCATTTTATTGATTTTGATGCATCATCTACTGGTGCTAGAATTAATATTAGTAATAATACTATTGGATTTACTACTTTCCATAAATTTAGAGATGGTGAACCAGTAATTTATAATACTTTTGGTAATGGTGCTATTGGTATTGCTTCAACTGCTGGTGTTACTGGTCTTCAAGATCCTCCAGATAGAAGATTAGTTGATGAACAAGTGTATTATGTTGTTAAAGTCAATAATACTTCTATTCAATTAGCAAATAATGAATCTGATGCTCTAACTAGAAATAATGTATTAAGATTTACTGGTTATGCTGATGGATCACAAAGATTAAGAAGTTTATATAAGAAAAGAGTTTTAGGTGAAGTTATAGTTGATAATCCTGGCGAAGGATATGAAAATAAGAGAAGAGTGGTTCCTGCAACTACTGCTGGTATTAATACATATTCAGATTATATTGAATATGCTGGTCATGGCTTTAAAGATGGAGAAATAATTAGATATACTAATGAATCTGGAGAAGGAATTGGTGGAATTGATACTGATCAGGATTATCATGTACTTAAGATTAATGAAGATAGATTCCGTCTTTGTGCTGCAGGGATTGGTTCCACTTTATCTGATGCAAACTACTTAACTAAACAGTTTATTGGAATATCTTCACTTGGTACTGGAATTAATGTTTTCAATTATCCCCCAATTGTTGTTACTTGTAAGGGAAAAATTGGTTTAAGTACTGTTCATCCAGAAAATTATCATGCAGTTATTAATCCAATTGTTAGAGGAGAGATTACTTCTGTTAATTTAGAAGAAGAAGGTACTGGATATGGTTCTCCTACAATATTCAATTTCTCAATTCCTCCAACAGTAAGAGTATCTTCTGGATCTTCTTCAGAGTATAAAGCTATTGTTACTAATGGAAAGATACAAGATGTTATTGTAACTCGTTCTGGTGGTGATTATACAGCTACTCCCGATTTAACTATTTTTGGTGATGGTGTTGGTGCTAAACTTATTTCACAGATTGATAGTGATGGAAAAGTTAGTCAGGTAACTGTTGCTAATGGTGGTGTAGGTTATACTACTTCTAAAGTTGTAGTTCAAGAACAAGTGCCTGGCACTGGTGCTGTTTTCTATTCAAAAGTTAAGAGTTGGAATATTAATAATGTCAAGAGATATGAGGATATTTTCTTAGGTGATGATGGATTCTTAGTTAGGGGTGATAATGATGATGGTATTAAATTTAGTGCCATGTATGCGCCCAGAGGACTCAGGAGGGTCATCAAACAGAAGAATAGTGATAATACCTTAAATTATGCACAAAACGATTTAAGTCTTCTCAATAACGCTGAGGAGGTCTCTACGCAACATTCTCCTATCATTGGTTGGGCTTATGATGGCAACCCAATTTATGGTCCTTATGGATATGATAGAAAGGATGGTGGTATTAGTCGTATTATGCGGTCTGGATATTCTTTAAAGACTTCTAGAACTGATGGTCCTGATCTTGGAGATTATCCTCTTGGTTTCTTTATTGAAGATTATGAATATCTTGGAGATGGTGATTTAGATAGAAATAATGGTCGTTTTTGTGTTACTCCTGATTATCCTAGAGGAACTTATGCATATTTTGCTACAATTAATCCAGTTGAGAATGAAACTAGTGGAACATTTAAGAATTATCGTTCTCCAGTATTCCCATATTTAATTGGTGAAAAATTTGTTGCTAAACCTGATGATTGGAACTTTATTGAGACTAATAATCAAGATAAAGATTTAAATGACTTAAATCTTAATAGAAATACTCACCCATACAGTCTTGATAGACCTGGCACTGCATATGAAGGTGTTTATGATAGTAGAAAGTTAGTTATTCAAGAATCTGATGTTAATTTCGCTTCTTCTGGTAAGATTAATCAATTTGAAATAAAGAATGCTGGTGATGGATACAGGGTCAATGAAAAATTAGTTACCGAATCTCAAGGTTCTGGTAATGGATTCCTTTCTAAAATTTCTAGGGTAGGTGGAAAATCAGTTGTTTCTATTGCATCTACTATTGTTAGAAAAGATAATATTATATTTTCATACGATAATAGGACTGGTACGGTAACAGGACTCTCCACAGAACCACATGGTTTAGCTCAAGGAGATGTTATAACTGTTTCTGGACTTTCAACAGATTCTATTAAATCAATTGATGGAAGACATACTATTGGATTTAATACTTCTTTCTTATTCTTAAACACTGGTATTGGTACAACAGGTGCAACAGGAATAGTTACAAGTATACCTATTGCTGGTGATGTTTCTAAACAAAGTATTGTTCCTAGTGATATAATAGGAATAGGTACAGAACAGATGCTTGTTCTTAATATTGATGATGTTAATAATAAATTAAGAGTTCAAAGAGAATATGATGGTGTTTTAGGAACTGCTCATACTGGTACAAGTCTTATTACTGGTTTAAACAGATCTATATCTTTTAATATTGGATTAAGTACTGATATTATTACCAATGTTAATATTCCATACTATTTTGATCCACTAGAAAGTGTTGCTTTAGGTAATAGTGCTGGTGTTGGTATAGGTTCTACTATTAGTTACACTAATAGAGTTGTAGGTGGTGGTAGAACAGATAAATTTGTTGCTACTCAAAACATTTATCTACCAAATCACGGTTTTGTTGATGGTCAGAAATTAACATATAATAATGGTGATGGTACATCACTTCAAGTTTATAATGGAATTTCTACCTTTACACTTGCTAATAATACTCCCGTATTTGCAATTAACCAAAGTAGAGATTTATTAGGAATATCTACAAATGCTCTTGGTATTGGTACAGGAGGTGTTGTTACTGGTATTGGTTCAACTGCATATAGACTTTATTTTGTTGGACATGGTTCAGGTGTAAAACATAGTTTAAAACCAACAAAAACTGAAATTACTGGAACTATTGAAAAGGTAGTTGGAACTGTTGTATGTAAGAAAGATCATAATTTGGGATTAGGAGATCAAATACATGTTAGTGTTACTCCAGGCATTACTACAACTTATAATGTTGAATATAATGATGCTAGTAAGAGAACTATTATCAATCCAAAGTCATTTGGCGGATCTGATGTTAGTACTACTGATAATACAATAACTATTCTAGATCATGACTATAATACTGGTGATAAGGTTGTTTATACCTCAACCTCAGTTGCTAGTCCTTTAATTAGTAATGATACTTACTTTGTTTATAGAGTAGATAAGAATAGAATTAAACTTTGTAAAACCTATTACAGAGCTACTAAGACTATCCCTCAAATTATTGAATTAACATCAACTGGTTCAGGACATAAAGTTGGTTTAATTAATCCAAGATTATCCTTAGTTCGTGGATATAATGTTGGATTTGCTGTATCTGATGCATCTTTAAGTCAAACTATTTCTGGCAACAAGAGACAAGTATTTGATTTTAATTTCTATAAAGATACTAATTTCACTAATCCATATTATGCAAACTTTAATGATACTGGATTCCAAGTTGTAGGTGTAGGTACTGTTGGTGTTAGTACCGATGCTAAAGTTAATATTGCTTTAACTGGAAATAGTCCTAGTGAACTATTTTATAAATTAACTCCAGTTAATCTTGATATTGATGCGGATGTTAAGAGAAATCCAGTTATTGATACTGATGTTATCAATTATTCGAGTATAGAAGTAAAAGAAAGTCCATATAATGGTCAATTTAAGGTAACTGGTATTGGAAGTACTACTTTCTCCTTTAATATGCTTTCTCAACCAGAAAAAGATTCATATACACAGAATGAAGCAGTAACTTTAGAATATTCAACTACTTCTACAACAACAGATGGACCTATAAATGATATTCTTATCTATTCTAAAGGTAAGAAATATAATGATATTCCTATAGTAACTTCTATTGGTTCAACTTCTGGAGTTGGTGCTGTAATTAAATTGAATAGTACAGATGTAGGTAATTTAAGAACATATACAACTAAAAATATTGGTTTTGACTATTCTGCAGATAATACTATTAGACCTGCTGTTCAATTACCACAAATTCTTAGATTAGATAGACTTTCTACTATTGAAAGTATTGGTATTAGTTCTGCTGGTAAGAATTATCTTGAACCTCCATCTATAATTGTTATTGATAGAGTTACTAATGAAATCAAAGACGAAGTTGTAACAACAACAGAACTTCAAGGTACATCAGTATCTAAAGTTATAATTCATACAAATACTAATACTCTTTATGATGCAAATCCAAGAATTGTTGTAACAAATAATTCTAATGGAATTAAGATAAAAAATCTTTCTTATACAAGTGGAACAAATGATGTTGTTCTGACTTTGCCTGGCACATATACTGAATCAAATTATCCATTTAGTCTTGGACAAGAAATATATGTAGAGAATATCGGTATTGGTTCTACTGGAAGTGGATATAATTCATCCGATTATAATTATGAACCATTTGTAGTTACTGGAGTTAATACAAATCCAGGCGGAGGAAATGCTACTGTAACTTATAAGTTAGATACTACAGTAACAAGTCCTGGCATCTTTAGTGGACCGTCATCATCTGGTAGAGTTATTCCTTGGTTAGATATTCCTAAATTTACAGCAAAATCAAAAGTTAATGAGTTTGCTGAAGGCGAAACAGTTAGTACTGGAGACAAAACTGGTGTTGTAGTTTCTTGGAATGATACTAATAAGTACTTAAAAGTCTTATCATTAGATGATTTTGCAGTTGATGAGACTATTACTGGATCATCTTCTAAATCTGTTGCTAGGATAGAACAGGTAAATTCCTTTACTTCTAAATTTAATATTTCTCCAAATGCAACAGTTAGGACTGGTTGGGGAAGAGATACTGGTAAATTAAATGATGAATTGCAAAAAGTTCAAGATAGTGATTATTATCAAACATTCTCATATTCTTTAGGAAGTGTTATTGATCACGAAACTTGGAGAGATCCTGTCAGTAGTTTAAATCATGTTGTAGGATTTAAGAATTTTGCAGATGTTAGTATTGTTTCTTTTGCTGGAACTGATTCTAAAGGAAGAAGAACTGCTAATGTTGGTGTTAATTCAGCAGTTGCTGTAACTCTTACTGATTTAATAAGTGAAGATGAATCTCTTCATAAAAAGTATGATTTTGACTTAGTTTCGGAGAATTCTAAAGTAATTGACTCTAAAACAACTGCTTCTGATGAAGTATTCTTTGAAAATAGAATTCTAACAGATTATATTAAGTCGGATAGTAATAGAGCTATATCAATTGATAGTGTAAGTGATCAATTTAATGATCTTCCAAGACCAACACCATATTCAGATATTGCTGACTTTGATATAACAGAAGTAAGAAGTGTCAAATATTATGCTCTTATATTTGATAAGAGATTCCCTGGCGAAAAGGAAATTATACAGATTAATGTGATTCATGATGGTAATCTTGGATATATCATGCCTTTCGGTAGAGTAGAAACTCAAATTGATCTTGGAACATTTGATTTGAATATCCAAGGTACTGCTGCTAATTTAAGATTTTTACCATCTAAGTATAAAGTTAATAATTATGCTTTAAGAGTATTTTCAGTACAAGAATTTATTGATACAGATGCTACTGGTATTGGTTCTACCACACTTGGTACTGGATATAGTATTGTTTCTACTTCTGCAGGTATAGGATCTACTGGTGATCAACCAACTCATGTTGTTGGTTTAGGAACTGCTGGTGATACAACAACTGCAAAACTTCTTATTCAAACTGATGAATTGGATGGAAAATTAACAGGAAAACAGAGAAGTCAACTTAATGAACTTGTTGTTATGCAACATGGTTCTGAAGTGTATATGCTTGATTATGCTCAGATGATTAATGATAATATCGATGAAAGTAATGCTCCTAGTGTAGGACTTGGTACATTTGGAGCTGATGTAAGATCTGGTATTGCAAGTGTATACTTTACTCCTGTTGCTGGAGTTGGTGTAACGATGAGAATTCATCAGACTGCAATAGATTCAACTGCAACTGGTATTGGAAGTACACAAGTTTCTCTATCTCAGATATTAACTACAACAACTGATATTGCTGCAACTGCAAATCCTCAACCAACACGTATTAGTGGTTTTGGTTCTAATAATTATCAGGCAGCAGATTGTTTAATAGAAATTAATGATACTACTAATAATAAGAGAGCCGTTACTCAGGTAACAATGATACATGATGGAACTACACCATATTACTCTGAGTTTGGTTATTTTGATAACGATGCATCTATTGGTAGTGGTTCAGGTATCGGAACTGTTGGTGTTGGATATTCAACAGCTTCTGGTGGTGATTTAGAACTTAGACTTACACCTCCTGCAAATACAGCTATTACTACTAAGGTATTCCAATATAACCTTACAGAAACTGGTGGTGGTGTTGCTGGTATAACAACATTCTCTAATAGTAGAATTAAGGCTACAGAGGCATCTTATACAGGAACAGAAAATGATATTAAATTCTCCTTTGATTTAAAACATGCAGGATCTTCTGTATTCCATAAAGTATTTGATTCTTCTGATCCTGCTGTAGTTGATGTTACAAATAATACTTTTGTGGTTGATAATCACTTCTTTACTACTGGTGAGAAGATTACTTACACACCAACTGGTGCTGGTACAACAATGAGTATTGGTATTGCTGCTACAACTGTTGTTGGATTTGGAAATACTAATAAACTTCCATCAACACTTTATGCAGTTAAGATTGCTGAGAATAAGTTCAGAGTTGCTGGTACTGCAACTGAGGCACTTAAAGAGGTTCCAACAGTATTGGATATAAACGCAGTTGGTGTTGGAAGTACACATGCATTTACATCACATGATCTTAACTCTAAGATGCTTGTGACTCTTGATAATAATATTCAAAGTCCTGTTATTCAGTCTCCAATCAATACTAAGTTATCTTTTGATGCTCCCACAACAACTGATTTCATAACTTTAGTTGGTATATCATCCTTCTATTCTGGTGATGTTATTAAGATTGGTAATGAATTTATGAAAGTTGATACTGTTGGTATTGGATCTACAAACCAAATTCTTGTAAAGAGAGGTCAACTTAATTCTGATATTGTTAATCATAGTGCTAATGCTACAGTAACCAAGTATCTTGGTAATTATCAGATAGTTAAAGATTCTATTAACTTTACAGATGCTCCTAAAGGTGCTAAAGGCCCTGTAGGATTAACAACTACATCAACATTTGCTGCTAGAGCATTTATTAGAAAAGGTAAACCTTTAGGAGATATTGATACTTATGCAAATAACCATGTATTTGATACTTTTGAAAATCAATTTACTGGTATAGCAACATCATTTATCTTTAAATCTGAAGGACAAAATATAACAGGGTTTGCAACTAATACTGGTATTGTTCTTTTAAATGAAATATTCCAAAATCCAAATGTAGATTATAATATTACAGAGACTGCTGGTATTACTTCTGTAAGTTTCACTGGTGCAGGTGTGTCTGTTAATTATGATGTTAACGTATCATCTATTCCCAGAGGTGGTGTTATAGTTTCTGTTGGTGAGACAAGTTCATTTGGATATCAACCATTAGTTGCTGCAGGTGGTACTGCAATTGTCTCTGCTGCAGGAACAGTTGAATCTGTATCTATTGGAAATAGTGGTTCTGGATATAGAGTAGGACTTCAAACAAATATTACTGTTAATGCTATTGGAAGTTCAGGTATTATAGAGATTGGTACTGCTAATGTTGATGCAGGTATAGTAACCTCAGTTACCATTACTAATGGTGGTGGTTCTGGATTTAGTTCTGCAAGTCCACCAAGACTTGATTTTGAACCTCCACTTAATTATGAAAATATTAAATTAACTGGTAGTACTTCTGGTATTGGTGCATCTATTTCGGTTAGAGTTGGTCAAGGATCAAGTATTATTGACTGGGAGATTACAAATTATGGATATAATTATAACGTTGATGATGTATTAACAGTAGAAACTAATGGTGTAGCTGGTATTCCAACTGATGCATCAGCTGGTGCTTCATTTAAGACTTTCCAATTAACTGTTAACAAAGTGTTTGGTGATAGTTTCTCTGGATGGACATTTGGAGAACTTGAGAGATTAAACTCATTTGAAAACTTATTTGATGGTGTTAGAAAGTCATTCCCATTAACCAAGACTATTGGTGCTGCTGAAACACCTTTGACACTCAGAGCTGGAAAAGGATCTCCAATTAAAGTTGAAGATAATACATTAATATTCCTGAATGATATTCTTCAGGTTCCATTTGAAAGTTATACTTTTGCTGGTGGTTCTCAAGTTACATTCTCTGAAGCTCCTAAAGAGGGAGATAAAGTTAGAGTATATTTTTATAGAGGTTCTGAAAATGATGTTGTTGAAGTTGATATACTTGAAACTATTAAGCCAGGTGATAAGTTAATTCTTAATCAGTTCCCAGAAAGAGGACTTTATGGTGAACATCAACAATTACCTAGAACAGTTACTGGTATTACTACTGCTGATGCTGTAGATACTAATACTTACATAGATGTTGGCATTTCTACTAGTAGAACTGTAGTAAGACCTGTAACTTGGAAAAAACAAATATCTGATGTAGTTATTGATAATATTGGTATTGGAAAAGATAGACCAGAATTAGAAGCTGGTATTAGACCTACTGCTTACATTATTAGTAATGTTTCTGCTGCTTCTACTGAATTCTTTACTGATATTTCTTCTCCATTATTTGATCAAACTGATGATATTGTAGAGGCAAAACAAAAGGTTCTTATTGTTGATCCAACAACAATAACTGGTGCTGCAGCAACAGCAGTTGTATCTGCCGCAGGAACTATATCAAGTGTTGTCATTTCTGACGGTGGTTCTGGATATACATCTAGACCTATGGTATCGATAGGTGTTACTGCTGGTATAGGTACTGTACATGCAGGTATAGGTACTACAGAGGCAACTAATGCATATGCTTATGCAACTGTTTCTGGTCTTGGAACAATATCTGCTGTTACTATTGAAGCTCCTGGCGCTGGTTATACAAATACTTCTCCTCCAAATGTTCTTATTGCACCACAAGCACAAAATGATGAAACAATAGCAGATATTAAATATGATGGAGACTTTGGTATTATTACTGGTATAGGTACTACATCTGTCGTTGGTATTGCAACAACTGGATTGACATTTGATTTATATATTCCTAAAGAATCTGTTCTAAGAGATACATCCGTTGTATCTGTTGCAACTACTGTTAGTGGTATTCAAACTGGATATTACTTTATTACATATAATACTAATGTTGGAAATGGTATTACTGCTTATTCAGATGCCACTGGAATAACAACTGTTGGTATTGGTACTTCCTTTATAGATAATATATACAGAGTACAGAGTGTACAAACAGTATTTGCATCTGCACAGGATCCACATGGAGTTGGTCATACTACTCTAAGGAGAGTAACTGTAAGTGTAAGTTCCACAGAAGGTGTTGGCATTGGTTCCAGTTCATTCTTTGGCAATTACTCTTGGGGGCGTGTATATGACTTCGTTAAAGAAGGCACTTCATCATTCAACGTTATAAACAATGATGGAATAACTGGTATCATAACTGGTCCAGTAGTCATCAGAAGTAGGGATTTAAAAGAGTCCTACTAACTTAATATAAATAAAAACAAAAAGTCGGTAAAAATGTCAGCCATTATAACTGATCAGCTTCGTATATTAAACTGTGAAAACTTTACGGCAGGGGTAGCTTCTACTAGCAATAGTTATTATGCATGGATAGGACTTCCCAATGCTTCTGATTTCCAGTCTGACTGGGATTCAAATCCTCCTTCACCTAAAGACTCATTTAGTGAGGAGAATGATTATTGGGATACAATGATCGCATTGAAGAAAATAAACGCAGCTGATATTTCCAGAGTTGTTAGAAAAATAGATTGGACTTCTGGTACAACATATGAAATGTATCGAGATGATTATTCTCGATCAAATATTTCACCTCAAACAAGTTCTACGACCTTGTATGATGCGAATTATTATGTAATGAATCAAGATTACAGGGTTTATATTTGTTTGCAGAATGGAACAAACCCTGAAAATACTGAAGGTAGACCTTCTCTTGATGAACCACTTTTTACCGATTTAGAACCAAGATCTGCTGGTGCTTCTGGTGATGGTTACATTTGGAAGTATCTATTCACTATTAACCCAAATCAACTTATAAAGTTTGATTCTACAAGTTTCATTCCTTTACCTTCTGATTGGAAAACAAGTAGTGATGTTGCTGCTGTAAGAAATAATGCTACTACTAGTGGACAACTTAAGATTGTCACCATAACTGGTCGTGGTGTTGGTTATGGTACTGCTGCTACTTATAACAATGTTCCTCTTCTTGGAGATGGTCAGGGAGGAAAATGTTCTGTTGTTGTTAATGCTGCTGGTAAAATAGATTCTGTTGAAGTTACTAGTGGAGGTTCAAATTACACTTTTGCAAATGTTGGTTTAGGAAATGTAGGTCTTAATAACCCTGCAGGATCTTTAGATGCTTCATTTAATGTCATAATTCCCCCAGAAGGAGGACATGGAGCTGATATTTACAAAGAATTGGGTGGAAATAGATCTCTAATCTATTCTAGAATTGAAAATGATACAACAAACCCAGATTTTATTACTGGTAATCAATTTGCTAGAGTTGGATTAGTTAAAGATCCTTATGCTTATGGATCAACAAATAAACTTACATTATCAAAAGCAAGTGCTTTATATGCAATAAAACTTACTGGTGCTGGTGCTACTACTACTTCATTTACAACAGACTCTGAAATAACTCAAAGAATTGGAGTCGGTTCTACTGCTGTTGGTAGAGTTGTTAATTGGGATTCTACAACTGGAGTTCTTAAATATTGGCAAGATAGAAGACTTGCTATTTCTACTGATGGAAATCCCCCTACTTATGGTTATGAGTTATTTAAATTCTCTGCAGACCCTACTGCTGGTGCTGGAACAACAGTATTTGGAGGATCTAATAACTTAAATATAGATACTAATTTTGGTACTGCACTGGCGCCAGGTCTTTCTACATCAATAAATAGTAGGACTTACAACTTAGGGATGAGTTTCGTTAAAGGTGTTGCAAATCCAGAAGTTGAAAAATACAGTGGTGATATAATCTACGTAGATAATAGGGCATCCGTTACTCGTAGTTCACAACAAAAAGAAGACATCAAAATCGTATTGGAATTCTAGATAAGAGCTATGCCACAGGAAACTAACTTAAACGTCAATCCATATTTTGACGATTTTGATAAAGATAAGAATTTTTATAAAGTACTTTTTAAACCTGGCACACCAGTTCAGGCTAGAGAATTAAGTACTCTTCAATCTATTCTGCAAAATCAGATTGAACAATTTGGTACTCATTTTTTCAAAGAAGGTTCAAAGGTCATTCCTGGCAACCTAACTTATGATAATAATTTTCAATGTATTCAAATTGAAGACACTTTCTTAGGAATTCCTGTAGAATTATATGCAGATCAGTTAAAGGGAATAAGAATTACTGGTGGAAGATCTGGTGTTACTGCTACTATTAAAACAGTTTTAACTACCGATCAATCTATTAATGGAAATCTTACATTATATGTAAAATATGAAAAATCTGGTGCAGAAGATTTTTCTCAAGAAAAATTCTTAGATGGTGAAAGTTTAATAACAGGTTCTGATCTTGTTTATGGTGTCAGTGTTATTAGTACAAATGAACCATTTGCTAATACTTTAGCTTTTGGTGCATCTGCTACTGGTTCTGCAATGTCAATTGGAGAAGGTGTATATTTTGTTAGAGGTAGTTTTGTTCAAGTTAAATCTGAAACTTTAATACTTGATCAATATAGTAATACTCCATCATATAGAGTTGGTTTTGATATAGATGAAACATTTGTAACTGCTGATGAAGATTCATCATTAAATGATAATGCATCTGGATTTACAAATTATGCTGCTCCAGGCGCTGATAGACTAAAAATTGATGTAAGTCTTGGTAAAAAGACTTTAGATGATACAAATGATCAGAATTTTATAGAAATTGCTCGCATAGAAAATGGATTTATGCAGGCATTTGTTAAAGATGTTCAGTATAATATAATAAGAGATACTCTTGCTGCAAGAACTTATGATGAATCTGGTGATTATTATGTAAAACCATTTGAGATTTTTGCAAAAGAATCTTTAAATGATAGTGTTGGTAATAAAGGTGTATATACTGCAGAACAAAAAACACAACAGGGAAGCACACCATCAGATGATTTGATGCTTCTTCAAATATCGCCTGGTAAGGCTTATGTTAAAGGATATGAATTAGAAAAAATTTCTACATCATTTATTGATGTAGAAAAACCAAGAACTACTAGAGAAATTAAAGATCATTCAATTTTCTATGAAACTGGTAATCCTCTTTTTGTTAATAATATCTATGGATCTCCTGCTCTTGGTATAGGAACTACTGCTACAGTTGCTTTACATAATTCAAGAAGAGGAGGAACTACAGGACTCACAGGTGGTGCTGGTGATCTTGGAGAAGAAATAGGTCTTGCTAGACTTTATGATTTTAAAGCTCAATCTTCTAGTTATGTAAATCAAACTACTCAATATGAAGCAAGATTATTTGATGTAAAAACATATACTAAAGTAACAGTTGGAACGGCTATTACTTCAGTAACTGCTGGTGATTCAATTGAAGGTGCAAGAAGTGGCGCTTTTGGATTTGCCGTTGCAACAGCTTCTAATGCAACATCATTTAAATTGACAGATGTTAATGGTACATTTATTAAAGATGAACAGATAATTATTAATGGTGCAAGAAATGGTAGAGTTATTACTAAGGTAGATGACTGGGGATTTAATGATGTTAAATCATTACGTTCTTATGTTGGTGTTTCTACTTTCCAAGCTGACGTATTAATAGGTAATTCTGTTAGTCTTAATAATCAGGTTTCTGCTAATTTGGAATTATCTAGAGTCGGAGCTACTGGAAATACTGGTATAATTACTGCTTCTGGAAATAATTTTGTTGGAATTATAACTACGAATAATATTGTTAGTTATACTGTGCCTGGTAAAAATGATCCTAGTTTTGCAATAGTTACTGGAATAGCTACTGATGGCACTTCCATTAATATTTCAGGTATAACTACTGTTACTGGTGTTTGTGATGGCGGTATACCTCCTAGTACCAGACTTCTTAATGATTTAGCTATTCGTCATACTACTTTTAAAGCAGGTCAGAATAGTTTCCTAACTCCATTAGGACATAAACATATTGAAAGTGTAGATGTAACTACAACAACACTTCAGTTTAGAAAACAGTATGATAATATTGCATTTTCTGGTAATCAATTTACTTCTCCAAATGCTGGTGCTGATTATTACTTCCAACCATTTGATGAAGAAAGATATTTAATATCTTATGATGATGGATCAGTTGAACCATTAACAACAAGTCAAGTAAAGGTTTCTGATGATAAAAAGACTGTTACATTTGTTGCTTTAAGTAAGGCATCTGGTAAAGCTAACCTCTATGCTACCGTTTTAAAGGGTGATATTAAAACCAAATTGAAGAATGTAAATGATGCTAATGTAATCAATATTATTAATTCAAATGATGCATCATCTGGTGTTGGAACAAATACTAAGAATGATGGTTTGACTTTTAGTACCATTTATGGAACTAGAGTTCAAGATGATAAAATTTCTTTAAATGTTCCAGAATGTGTTGCATTAGTTGGAGTATTTGAGTCTAATGATACTGGAGATGCAGAACTTCCATCTTTAACTCTTACTGCTTATAGTGGACCTAGTGGTAATAATAATGATTTTATTGTTGGTGAACAATTAGTAGGTAAAAATAGTAATGCTGTTGGTTTATTCTGTGAGAGACCAAATACCACCACATGTGGTTTTGTTAGATTAAACAGAACTGAATTCCAAATAGGTGAACCTGTAATAGGACAAAAATCTGGAGTACAAGGTACTGTTGTTAATAGTACTAATGGAGATAGGGATGTAAGTAATCAATATATGTTGAATTGTAATGATAAACCAACATATTATGATTTTTCTTATATTAAGAGAAAAAGAGGTATTGAAGCACCAACTAATAAATTAAAAGTAGTATTTAAGAATTTTTATGTAGATGGTGGTGATGAAGGTGACTTCTATACAGCTACAAGTTATCCTAAGAGTGCTTTTGATTTAATTCCTGATAATCAGGGATATCAAGTAAAAACTAGTTCTTTGGTTGATATAAGACCAAGAGTATCTCCATATAATACATCTTCTACTACTTCACCTTTTGACTTTAGATCAAGAAATTTCTCAGGTGTTAATAATATTAATGATCCTTTAGTACCTGATGAAGCTTTAATTATTAGTTATAATTACTATCAAGGTAGAAAAGATAGATTATATTTGGATAAGAATGCTAATTGGGTATACATCAAAGGTGTTCCAGCAGATGTGCCTGGATTGCCAAATGCTGTAGGTGATTCTCTTGAAATATGTACAGTTGAACTTCCTGCATATACTCATACTATTAAACAAGTAAAAATAACTAGAACCCCACATAAACGCTTTACAATGGCAGATATTGGGAGACTAGAAACTAGAATAAAAAATGTTGAATATTATACAAGATTATCTTTACTAGAAACTGATACTGCTAATTTAAACATTACTGATGCAAATGGATTAAGTAGATTTAAATCTGGATTCTTTGTTGATAACTTTAAAACTCATGGTTCTCATCAAATTGCTCATCCAGATTGGAGTGCAAGTACTGATTCTAAAAGTGGAAGTTTAAGGCCTGGACATTATACTACTGCTGTAGATATGGTTGTTGGTTCTAAATCATATGTTGGTATTGGAACTTCTGCTAATCCAAATGTTGATCTAGCTTTTGCTAATGATATTGATGGAGAGAATGTTAGAAAAACTGGAAAATTAGTTACATTGGACTATGAAGAAGTTCCAATGTTAAAACAGATCTATGCATCTAGAGTAGAAAATGTTAACCCATTCTTAATAGTTTATTATGCAGGTGATATGAGTATTAGTCCAGACTCTGATACATGGATGGATACTAAGAGACTTGATGCTAATGTTATACAGGATACTACATCTTATGATCAAGTAGCTGCACAGTATGGTATTGATGAACAGACTGGATTAAGTGAAGTTGATTGGGGTGTATGGGAACAACAATGGACATCTGAAAAAATTGTTAATACTTTCACTCAGGTTGAAGAACAAGTCTTTGATAAGGTTCATCCATCAGAGTTACCAGAAGGTGTTGTACTTGATGTTAAACATATTGCTGATTATGGAAAGGTTATAGAACTTAACGGTAAGTGGGTTCCAAAAGGTGCTGGTTGGATTACTGATGCTAAACTTCAGAAGAAGACTGAGTTCCAAGATGTTGCTCAAATGAGCCATCAATCAAGACAAGGTATTCAGTATCAAATATCTTCCACTTATAATGAAGAATCTCTTGGAGATAGAGTATTGAGTAGAGATATTATTCCTTACTGTAGATCTAGAAGTATCGAAGTTACCTTGAATAGAATGAAACCTAGAACTCAATTCTATGTTTTCTTTGATAATGTTGATGTAACTAAGTATTGTACTCCAAAACTTCTTGAAATTGAAATGGTACATGGACAATTCCAAATTGGTGAAAGAGTTCGTGGACATCATCAACCTATAAGTTTATATACTAATAGACATACTGATTGGAGACTTGCAGCACCAAATCATAAGGAAGGTCCATATGATGCACCAACTAAAGTTGTTACTTTAAATCCATATGATAATGCAGCTGGTGTACCTGCTTCATATTCAACAGGTTCTACTCTACTGAATATAGACACGGCTAGTCTTGCTGATATGTCAGAACCATCATATTATGGTTTTGGAAGTGAAGGAATGAGACTTAATGGAGTGAGTAGTGGGGCTTATGCTAAATGTGTTAGAAATAGACTTATTACTGATACTTTAGGTAATTTAAAATTCACTTTCATGATTCCTGATCCAAATGATGAAGATAATCCTCAATTTGAAACAGGAACTAAAACTTTAAGAGTAACTACTAGTCCAACAAACTCAACTGTGGCTGGAACAGTTACTGGTTCTGCAGAAGCTAATTATTATGCTAAGGGTGAATTAGAAACTGTTCAGGAAAATGTTTTAAGTATTAAAGTACCCCATATTGAAAGATTAACTCCAGAAGAACAACAAGTCGTTCAGGGTAGAATTGAAACAAGAGTTAATCCTGATGCATCTGATCGTGATTTTTCAGCAGTTGGTGCTGATGGTGCTCCTGTTGTTATTACTGGTGTTCAGTATTATGACCCTCTTGCTCAAACATTTAGGGTTGATGATGAAACTGGAGTTTATTTAACATCTGTAGATGTTTTCTTAAGAGATAGAGATGAAGAAATTCCTTTAACTCTACAAGTTAGAACAGTTGAAACTGGTCTTCCAACTTCTAAGATATTGCCATTTGCTATTAAAGTTAAAGATCCTTCAGAAGTTAATGTTTCTGAAGACGCATCTATAGCAACTAATTTCCAATTTGAATCTCCTGTTTATTTAAGTGGTGGACATGAATATGCTCTTGTTCTTGTAACTCCAGCTGAAAATTATAATTGTTGGATATCTAGAATGGGTGAAGTTGATATATCTACTGCTAATTTACCTGATGAACAACAAGTTCTTATCAGTCAACAACCATATCTTGGTTCATTATTCAAATCTCAAAACGGTACTACTTGGGATCCAAGTCAGTATGAAGATATGAAGTTTAATCTTTATAAGGCTAAATTTAATATTGGACCTTCAGTAGCAAGATGGTTTAATCCATCACTCGATCATGGAAACGGACAACTTCCAAAATTAGTTAATAATCCAATTACTGCTCTTTCTAGAAAGGCAATTGTTGGTATTACTAGTACATTTACTGAATATACAGGATTAGTTCCTGGCGTAAATATTAGTCAGGCTGGTAATGAAAGTGCTAAGGCAACTCTAGTAAACATTGCTGGTATTGCTACCATTAATGGATCAAATGATTTAACTATTATTAATCCTGGCGTTGGTTATACTCCTTCTAGTGGTCATTTCTTATACAGAGATGTTCCAGTAATTACTCAAACTGGAGATGGAAGTGGTGCTGTTGCTAATGTTCGTGTTGAGAATGGAAAGGTTGGTGTTGTTACCTTCACAAATGGCGGAAAGAATTTTGCTGTGGGTGATACTGTTGGTCTTGGAACTTTAGGTTTAGGAAATGGTAGTGGAGCTGTTGTTTCTGTTGGACTTATTACTGCTTATAATACTTTAGTATTAGATGAGATACAAGGATCATTTAACATCGGTGTTGGTACTGTTATGTTCGATAATGGATCTGCCGTAATTGGACTTGATGGTAAGACTGGTATAGGATCTACAGTTGATGGGCAAATTGGAAGTGCTCATACTATAAGTTCGTTTGATGTTGATCAAACTAATGATGGTTTACACTTTAGAGTTGCTCATCGTGCTCATTCAATGCACGCTTTTAATAACTTAGTTACTTTAGATTTAATTCAATCAGATGTTCCTTCAACAAGTCTTACTGCTGATTATGTCTTTAATAATACCAATGAAATTAATGTAACTTCTTCATCTAATTTTGCTACTTTTGAAGGTGTTGGAGTTGGAACTACTAATTATGGATTAGCTAAGATTGGTGATGAAATTATTTCTTATACTGGAGTTGCCAATGGTCAAATTGTTGGTATTACGACAAGAGGTATGTTTGGTACTCTGATAGAAGATCATGACAGTGGTGATCCTATTGTAAAATATGAATTTGCTGGAGTATCTTTAGCAAGAATTAATAAAACACATGATTTAGCTAACGAAGCTAGTGCATCGGTTCCAAACGATAAAGGGTTAGATTTCTATCATATTAAAGTTGATTTTAATAAAAATGGAACAGATAGAAGTGGTAGTTCTTTCCCAAATCTATACTTTAATACTACTAAACGTGGTGGTGGTAATGATTGTGAGGCTACTCAAAATATACAGTTTGAAACTATCACACCTAATGTTCAGACTATGACTCCTCCTGGCACAAATGTTGGTGCTAGAATAAGAACAACTTCTGCAACAAGTATTGATGGAACAGAACTTTCATTTGCGGATGAAGGTTATGAAAATCTTCAATTGGGATCTCAAAATCATTTTGATACTCCTAGAATGATTGCTTCTCAAATTAATGAAGATAATAAGATTGGAGCAGAAATACCAGCTAAGAAATCATTAACAATGGAATTACTCTTGAGTAGTAATAACATTAATGTTTCTCCTGCTATTGATATAGATCGAGTAAGTAATGTTTTAACCACAAACAGACTTAATAGTCCAGTTTCAAACTTTGCTTCTGATAGTAGAGTTTGTAAAACAGGACAAGATCCATGTGCATCATATGTTTCCAAGATGGTTGTTCTTAATAATCCAGCAAGTGAAATTACTGTTGAATTTTCTGCTTATAGATCACCAGATTCTGATATTAGAGTCTTCTATAAGACAATGACTGAAGGTACGGTTGATAATAGTCTAGATAGAAATTGGGAACCATTCCCAGGCTATACTAATACAGATCAATTTGGTGCTATTATCAATCCAACTGATAATAATGGACTTTCTGATCAGAAAGTACCTGCAAGTATGGGAGGTGAATTTAGAGGATACACTTATACTACAAGAGAAATTCAACCATTTACTAAGTTCCAAATTAAAATTGATATGGTAGGAACAAATCAAGCCTCACCTCCAATTATTAGAGAACTTAGAGCTATCGCACTTGCATAATGTCAAATTTTGTCCCAGTTGAAGGTAGAATGGGTCTCTATAGAGATACTGAATCTACTGCTATAGTTAATAATAATACTCATGAATATAATTCTTACATGGCTAGAAAAAAAGCCATGAAAGAAAAAAATAATGAGTTAGATCAAATGAAAGAAGATCTTGATGGTATGAAAGATGAGATGAGTGAAATCAAATCTTTATTATTGTCATTAAACCAAAAACTAAATAATTAGAAAAATGGCAAAACAGGTAATCACATTTGATCCAGACGTTGCCGTTCCTTATGGTTCAAATCTAACCATATATTCTGGCGCAGATTTTAACGCCGTATTTACAGTAAGGACTTCTGCTGGTTCTAGTCTTAATTTTACAAATTATACTGGAAAAAGTAATATGAAGAAATCTGTAATAGGAACTGCTAATACTTTTGGTGTGACATTAGGAACTACCGATGGTAAAGTAACAATTTCTATGGGTTCAACAGTTACATCAACTTTATCAGAAGGTAGATATTTGTATGACGTTAATGTGAGTTCTGGTTCCACTTTCTTCAAAATTGTTGAAGGAAACATTCTTGTTAAAACGGGTATTTCGACTTAAGGGGTAAATATGGCACAACCAAGTTCTAGACAAGGTTTAATTGACTATGCTAAAAGACAACTCGGTTATCCTGTTCTGGAAATCAACGTCGCTGATGAACAGTTCAATGATCTGTTAGATGATGCTGTTCAGATTTATCAAGAAAGACATTATGATGGCATCGCAAGGATGTATCTTAAGTACAAGATTACGCAAGAAGATGTAGATAGAGGAAGATCGAGAGGTGCTGGTAAGAATGTAGGTATAGTAACAACAACTGGTACATCAACAGTAGGATTATCAACTACTTTTGATTTTGAAGAGAATCAGAATTATCTTCAAATGCCAAGTTCAATAGTTGGTGTTAATCAGGTATTTAAAATAAGATCAGATACTGTATATGATGGACTTTTCAATATCAAATATCAGTTATTCTTAAACGACTTATATCAGTTTGGTTCTATTGATCTTTTACAGTATTCAATGGTTCAAACTTATTTGGAAGATATTACTTTCTTATTGAATCCTGATATGAGATATAGGTTTAATATAAGACAAGATAGGTTATATATTGATACTGATTGGGCTCAAACTACTGTTGGTGATTATTATGTTATTGATTGTTTTAGAATATTAGATCCAAATGATTTTACTAAGGTTTATAATGACCCATTTTTAAAGAGATATTTTACTGCATTATGTAAGAAACAGTGGGGTATGAATCTCATTAAGTTCCAAGGTGTTCAACTTCCAGGCGGTGTTCAACTTAATGGTAGAGAAATATATGAAGATGGTCAAAGAGAGTTAGATGAAATCCGATCCAAAATGTCTCTTGATTATGAAATGCCTCCTCTCGATGTGGTTGGATAATTATGGCATTAAATCCGTTTTTCTTACAAGGGTCTACAGCCGAACAAGGTTTAGTTCAAGATCTTGTTAATGAACAGTTGCGAATGTATGGCATTGAGTGTCATTATATTCCTAGAAAATTAGTTACTTCTAAGACAATAATGAGGGAAGTTATTGAATCGAGGTTCGATGAAGCTTTTCCTCTTGAGGCTTATATGGCTAATACGGATGGATATGCTGGAAATAGTGATATATTAACTAAGTTTGGTGTTCGTTCTACTGATGAAGCTACATTCATTATTTCTAGAGAAAGGTTTGAACAAGCTATTTCTCCTTTTTTGAAAGAAGATGGAGAATATACTTTATCAAATAGACCTAAAGAGGGTGATTTAATATTTTTCCCATTAGGTAAAAGGTTATTTGAAATTAAATTCGTTGAACACGAGAAACCATTTTATCAACTTAAAAAGAATTACGTATATGAACTTCAATGTGAACTCTTTGAATATGAAGATGAGGTTATTGATACTGATGTATCTGCTATTGATTCCACTGTCCAAACAGATGGTTACATAGCTAGATTAGTTCTTGCTGGAATAGGAAGTACTGCTACTGCTAGTACTGGTATTGTTTATAATGCAGTTCATAAGATTTTTGTTCAGGATGATGGATATGGGTATGCTGCTGCTCCAACAATATCCATTAGTACATCTCCTGGCACAAATGCAACTGCTGTTGCTATAATGACTGAGAGGTCTGGTATTGCAACTGGAAAATCTATTGATAGAATCTTAATGATTAACCCAGGCAACCAATACACTGGAATACCCACTGTAACCGTGCCTGGCAGTGGTATAGCTACAGCGGGTATCACTACATTAGGTTCGGTTGGTATTGTTACTATTACTAGTGGTGGTTCGGGTTATACTACAACACCATCAGTAACTTTTGTTGGAGGTGTTTCTGGTGCTGCTGTTACTGCTACTGCTGAAGCTGTAATGGTTGGTGGTACTGTTAGATATATTAGATTATCAAATGCTGGTACTGGATATACTTCAGTTCCAACTATTAGTATTGGGGCTGCAACAACAATAGGAGATGGTGATTATATCTTTAATGAACCAGTTAGGTTTGCTTCTTCTACAGATACTGCTATGGTTAAAGTTTGGGATGCAAGTTCTAAAACACTTGATATTTCAATGCTTACTTCAATGGCACTACAGGTTGGTGAAAAAGTAACTGGAGAAACATCTGGTGCTGAATATATAATTGAATCAATCAGTTACAATCAACCAAGCGACTTTCCAAATAGTGAATATGTTGCTGATCAATATTCCGATAATCAGACCTTTGAGACAGAAGCTGATGACTTATTAGACTTCACAGAAAGGAACCCGTTCGGAACATTCTAAATAGTTAGAAAGCTTTGATATGTTAGGTACTTATTTC